GCCTTAAGGCCGTGAGATCCGTTTAGCTTCCGAGGGAGAACTAGGGAGGAGAAATCTGTGTTGGTTTGGTCAGCTTTAATAACTCTACTTAAGACAAGTGTGTCTAACACCTCTGCCTGTGTCTCGAATGTAGGGTAAACCTTTTCGATGGCAGGGATGTCAAAGTTAATAATGTTATGACCAATAATGGTGTCTGCTTTGTACAGCATGTCTAATCCCTGCTCTACGTCAGCAGGTGGAAAGCTAAAGACTTCGTTAGTGTCGATGTCTTTAAGTACTATGCAGTGTATTTGAGTTAATGTGTCTAGAAGGCCGTCAGTCTCTATATCAAAGACTAAGTTCAAGTTGGCTTTCCTTTCTTAGATTATTATAAATTGGGTTATAAGTCTTTCTGTTTTCACCTATATATTCATGTGAGTAACAAAGTCTTTCAGTCTCTAAAGTCATATGATTAAATTTCTCAGCTAATGAGGCACTTCTTTTATATCTTTTCTTTAAATTTGTAGAAGTTGGTCTCCATAACTCAGGGTGATTTTGCCTGTATTCACCCATAATTTTATGAGAGGTTTTAGAAAAGTATCTCAGGCCTTGTTCAATATGAATATCAGCGACAGCATTGCTAAACCTAGTACCTAAACCTAATCCTTGAAAATCAGGCAAAATAACAGTTCTACATTCTCTAAAGAACTTTCTGTTATCACCCTCATATAAAGGTGGTATTCGACTTGGTAATGCAATTGTAGCTGTATATCCAATAAGACGATCATCCCAAGTTAAAATAAAAGACCTTACAATTGGTGGTAATTTACTTGTTAAATAATGATGTCTCGCAAAAAGTTCCCAGTATCTTCTGTCACCTTTGTGTATTTGAACGTGTATTTTTGGTTGCCGAAGAGACCCCCTTAGCATCTCTTGTGTGTCAGTATTATAAACCCAATCAGGTTGCAACCATTCAAGGATATCATCATGACATGATGCTAATATTATATTTTTCAAATTATGTCTTTTAATGTATTTAGATAAAGCAACTGAACATGACTTTGCTACTTCTCTGTTAATAACAGAAGAATATTCGTCAATCACTGCATTATTCTTTAGCTTTCTAGCTAAGTCAGCTCTAAATCCTTCTCCATTAGATAATACATTTCTAGGTTTACCCCATGTAGGTATAGAATTTAAACCTACAGCAGATAACCTAATGTTTCCTTCAATTGGGTCGTTAAAATGAGAAACAATAGATTTGTTATTATCCCAGTTTACTTCTTCTTCGTTACCAAATTGTTTTAACAATGTAGATTTACCACTACCACTTGAACCAACTATAACACCAAGTTGAAAGTCTTTTGGTGGTGATGGCATTACTGGTATTTGAAACTCAGAGGTTCCTTCAAATGTATAATCAAAGTCTTTGAATATAGTTTTATCTATATCAGTCATTTCAATTTTAGATTTAAGTATACTCATCTGTTATCTCCTGATCCTGTTAACTTGGATCTGTTTCTTCTAGAGCTGAGTTTATCTAAGTTACCCTCAGCTATCTCTGACAGGTCAAAATCAAGTTCCTCGGCAATCATTGATATGTACCAAAGGCAGTCACCAAGTTCTTTTGATATCTCTGTCTTAGTTTCTAGGGGTAAGTTCCTGAGAGGTAGCTTAGTGTCTCTCATGATCTTCTTGACCTTATCAGCAACCTCACCACTTTCAGATAACAATCCCAGTACAGGGTAAATCACGTTGTTGTCGTCACTGAGGTTCTCTTTGTATATGGCAAACTTCTTTGCCTCATGCTGATAGTAATCTAATGATAGATTGTTCATCGATGGCTACTCCTTCTAAAACTTGGTTCCTGTTCTTTCAATGCCCTTGGATCATCGACAAACACATCCTCTAATGGATCTGTAACGACTACTGCATTCTTCCTGATATCTTTGAATATGTTACGGACATGGACGGCACTAGACTGCCTTGATCCTCTACAGTCGTAACAAATCTTAGGACTGGTTCTAGCGTGTCTAACCTTCTTAAGAGGATTGCCACACTCGTAGCAATTCTCATAGTTCTCTCGTTGCACAACTTGATGCATACTTCTCTCCTTTTTTATTAAGATTCCTGGTGGTTTTTAGGATACTTAGAATATCTCTGACTGAGGCAAAAGCCTTCCTGTGTCTCGGTTGTAGGAGACACCACCTGCATGGCCTACTTCACCAGTAAACCTGTTTTTTAGTACATGTATGAAACGGCTATCACCGTCACTGTCTTCAGGGTCAACCTGTAAGCTCAGGCATATGTCACTCAGTTGAGCAATGGCATGTGAGCCTCGTAACTGACCTAGTCTAACCTTAGCTCCATCCTCATGGCCTTTGTCACCCTCAGGTCGTCTGAGGTGAGACACAAGTATAAGACCTATGTCTAACTCCTGAACTAACGTCCTGAGCTTAGTCATGGCACGGTCAATCATCTTACGTTCATCACCGTTGTCCATACCTGAGATCATGATTGATATGTGGTCGAGGACGATCCACTTGATGTCCAAGGCCTTAGCCATGTACTGGATCCTCTGACATATTAACTCTACATCTGAAGATCCGAAGTGATCATATAGAAACACCTCAGCCTTATCCTTAACCATACTGTCATAAGCCAAGTTAACCTCTTCTTGGTTAGCCAGTGACCTATCGACAGTAATGTTCTTAGACATATGAATACCGACTAAACCAAGCATGGTTCTACGGTTGCTTTCCTCAAGCATAATCATACCTATCTTCTCACCACTTTGGTGAAGTGCATAGGCAATCTCACGAACTAAAGTTGACTTACCAATACCACTACCTGCACAGACCGTGACAAGCTCAGAAGTCCTGAGACCCTTTGTAATGTCGTTAAGTCGAGGGTAGGGGTAGCTGACAAGTGACTGCTCATCTTCTCGGAGCATCTCAGACTTTAAGTCATGAGATCCTATGATGCCATCAGGTCTGAATGACCTAGCCTGAAAGATAGCAGTAATGATTTCACCTGCCTTACCCTTCATAAGACACTCGTTGGCATCTTTGTAGGGTAGGTTAGCTAACTTAACTTTACCAACAGGTAACAGCTCTGCTGCGATGTGAACTGCTTTTTGACCTGCATCATCCATGTCGAACATTAAGATTATCTCATCGAAACCGTTGATGTAATCCCAGTTCTTCTTGATGCTTGAGGCTGCAGAAGCTGCACCTGAAGGTAAAGATACCGTTGCCCACTTATGATCCTGTACCTGAGAGATTGTCATTGCATCTATTTCGCCTTCAGCAATAACTAACTTCTTTCCTGTAGACCACAAATGTGAGCCATATAACGTCATTCTACTTGCATCACCTATGATGCTAAAGTTCTTATTCTTATCCCTAACCTTCTGAGCTATGGCCTTACCGTTCTTGTCTCTGTAAACGGCAAGCTCTAAGTCTTTATGGCATAGGTAGCCAAACTTCCTACAAGTCTCCTCATTCAGTCCTCTGTGTCTGAGGCTTTTAACTTCACCCTTAAGTAATTCTTTTTTGAAGGTATTACTTTTTGGCTGTATTGTTTTGAGATCAACTTTTTGGAGTGAGGGTTGGGTGGTTTTATTACACGAGTAACAGTGGGTGTGTCCGTCATCGTAAACTCCTAAGGCATCGGAAGAACCACAGTCGTTGCATGGTTCTTTCCTCAGCTCTACTGATTTGTGTGCCTCCATAATTATCTCCTTTAGATTAAGTCACCATGCATCCCCATCTGAGGTGGGTAGCCTTCCTTAAGCCACTCCTCAGGTATGGTGCGATGGGCAAACTTAAATCCATTTGCTCTGCAGAAGTCTGCATATGTAGTTTTAGATCCCTTGTAGATCTTTGAGTTTTGATTTGAGAATACAAACCTGATATCTAACTCAGGGTGCTGTTGTTTAATCAATAGATGTTTCTGTCTATCGGCAGTAACAAAGCGACCCTTAGTTTCGATATAAAAAAAGCCACCGATCTTTGGTAGCTTGAAGTCAGGAGTGTATGTGCTTTGCCGAGGGGGGTGGGTGTATTGGATCTTATCAGTTTCATAAAAGACTTTTAACTCAGCCTTTGTAATCTGTTCACTAATCTTATCCTCTAACCCTGACCTGTAACCTCTGACTAAGGCACCTCTAGAAATTGTACGAGGAGGCACCTGTTTCATCTTCCTTTTCGTTTTCACTAGAACTTTCATCTTCAAACTCCTCAGCTACAAAGCCATCGTCTTCAGCCTCAAAACCATCCATGCCTCCACCGACTTGCGATACTGGCTCAATGATTTGAACTTTAGTTAATCTTAATGAAATGCCGTTGTTACCAGTCACTGTGTAAGGACTAACAACACCACCTATCTTGATTACTGATCCACCAAAGATGTTAGGTGGGTTAGTGACGACCTGACCCTTTGAATCAAAGAACTTAGGTTGGAACTTAGACTTGGCAATGATAGCCATCATCCCAGTTTCCTCATCAATCTTGTAAGGCATCCTAGCTCCACTAGCCTTCTTGCCAAATTCATCTGAGGCAATCTGAGTTAGCTGATCCATAAGACCCTTAGCCTGATCCTGAGGAACCAGTAAGTTTGTCTTAAAGACACCATCAGGATCAAACTGAGTGTCTGCTTTGTTCAACCAAGGGTACTGAGCAGTTCCCTTATGTGTCACGAATGTTTGTCTTTTCTCTGCCATTTGCAGTCTCCTTGTTGTTGGTTGTTGTTATTTGATATTCAGAAACATCTATACCGAGTTGCTCTGCCTCTTCTAAAACGTGCTTGGGTATCTCTTGGCCTTTTTCATGGCAAAGATGAGCGATCCCAAGCACCCTTTCTCGTGGGTGCATGAGTTAACCTTTCTTAAAGTTGGTTTAGTAGTTTCTCAATGGGTGGACAGTATTCACTAACAAAAGCAATATCGACTGTCTTTTATGTCGCTTAAAACAAGTTTGCCTTTTTTAGGAATTGAGGGCAGGTCTACCTTAGAGGCATCCTCAAACTGTTTTATGTTGTGATTTAAAACCGTCTGATAAAGGCAAAAGTTATCATAAATCTCAATGAAGGAACTTCTGATGATTTCATACAGTTTTTGAGTGTCTGCAGCAGTGGTTGCAAAACTGTCATGGATCAGAAAATAATCTTGTATATTCTTCTGTAATCCATTTAAAACAGTCAACAGTAAGTGAGCTGCATCCATTGAGTGAATCACGTTAGGTGATACTGCCGAGGCTGACTTAGCCTTATCGACAGTCCTAAGTGGTCTGTCTCGTAGTGATATTTGACTACGGACATTCTTAAACAAGGTTCTGTCATAAAGGTAAACCTTGATCTCCTTGGTGGTAAACTTCGTGTAACTTTGTACAACAGGAAAGCCAACAGGTGTCGTCCACCTCATGTGCTTATTCTCATGAGCTAGTAACCTAGCTAAAGTCTTAAAGAACTTCATGCCTTCACTGGCACCTGTTATCACTTGGTTGACTGCCTTCCAGTTAGCCTTAGCCAAGTAGTTA